TTATTTCTTGTCTATTTGTATGTATTCGGAGTATTTGATATCGACATAGGGATTGTCGCTTGATATGGTCTGGTGGATTGCTTTAACCTTCTTCCAAAAGAGACATTTACGCTTGTATTCAACCCATACGGTCTGTTGTAGAGTAACAGGCAATCGGATATCACCTTTGAGACTATCGTTATCAATAACAGCGTCAAGCTGAATATGTGGCGACACCATCTCGACCTTCTGCTGAATCACAGGCACTGTATCACGAATAAAAACAGTATCGCGGATTACTGCATTGATGGGTGCAGCCACCTCCAACTGATGTTTTGCAGCCGCTTGAAGGTCTTTAATTTTGACTCCCATCTGACGGATTTTCTCTGCATCGGCAGCACGGAAACGCTCGTACTCATCAATGGTCAGGCGTAGAGCCTTTGCATCGACAGCCATCGTAATCGAGTCCACCTTAATTCGCTCGATATCAGAGAGCAGAGCAGTGTTATTCTGTTTGTAACGGTCTCGCTCATCGGATAGCCGGGCGGAGTGTTTGTACTGAATGAAGACAATGCCTCCAAGCAGGAGGATTATTGCCAAAAGGATTTGTGAAAACTTACTCATAACTTATTGAATTTTCGGGGATAAACCATAAATACTCGCCGAGATATGGCTCTTCGAGCAACACCAAAGCGCCACGATTACTGGTGCGATCTTCTGTGAGAACCTCCACGACGAGGCCACGACAACCAACAAGGTCATCGAGCCTCATCGCAGTGAGTTCCTTGGAAGTAATTACTGTAATATGTGCGTTGTTAACCATTGCTACTTACCACATACTGCGTTGTGTTCCAAGAGTGCACGAAGGTCTTCACGAATCTCGTGCAGGTCGTTCTGTATTGAGGCAAACTGGGTGATAGTAGCCTCAAAAACCGCCTTGTCGAGTTTAATTGCATCAATACGCTCGTACTGATCCTTAATCTTCGTGTCGAGCACTTCGCATTTGTTGAGTAACTCCTCAATCTGGCGGGTGTTGTTCAGGTGCTGAATGTACATAGTCAGCACGAAAGTCAGCACTATGGTAATGACCTTAAAGTGCTTAAGTACAAATTCTTTGAGCTGTTCCATTGTCTATTCCATTAGTAGTGAAAATGCTTCTCTAATTGCTCGGAGCAGGGCTTCTGCCGCCTCGCTATTCCAAAACCCGAAGATGACAAGTGCTATCATTATCACGAAGTAGGTCCACCACGCAATATCCTTTCGGGTTACCTTGCTTTTATTCTTCCTCTTTTTGCTCATCTTTCGGAGGGTTTGTCGGGACAATCACATTGAATATCACATTGCCGTCAGCACCCTCGATACGCAGTCTGTTCTCCTCCTTGTGCTTGATAGGAAAAATATCCATCAAAGCCTTGGCTGCATTAACCGAAACGGCACGAAGCGGAGCTGGTGAAAGAGGCACACCAAAACGGTCTGTATAATCCGATGAGGCTGTTTCATCCATCACGGCTTTGAGCGTCTCTGCCACTTGAAGTTTCACTGCCATAGTCTCCATTTCAAAGCGGTCCGACGACAATAGCTTCTTGATATAAGCCAATACATTGGGCTTATGCATCAAGTAGTTAGCTGCCGAATAAGGATTTTTTGCCGCATTCTCTCCAAATGCCTCTTTATAGCATTTACCCAATCGCCCAGCATACACCAACCCACCATTTACATAGAGTTCGCAGAACTGCAACTCCTGCTCGGTGAGCGGCTTCTCCTCAGGGTTATTCTGTATGTTATCATTTAGTTCCGACATATTCTTTCTCTTTTATTTAAGAGTAGGTGTTTTTGCTTCGGGAGGTTTAGCAAATGGTTTATTTTCTCGAATTAATTGATCCATCAGTGCCTCATAGAAGACATCTGCAAGGGCATTGGCGCACGCCTCGGCGTCGGCCAGCGAGTTGATGAGTCGCATATTGAACTTGATTTCGAGGTCGTAGCCCGAAATCACAGCCATCAGTTCATTGCCATCGTATCCCAATGCTCCATACATCATTCGGTCTGCAGTGCGGAATGTGATGGTTTCGGGCACCTCCTCCGGGAGTCTGTTTTTCTGTGTCATATTTTGAAATGTTTTCTTGTTTTATCTCGTTGACCAGTTGTCATTGTTGCTCCCTCGTTGTTTCTCAAGCGTGAGGTATAGACGCCCAGCACATCGAGTGTTGCTGTAACATCGGCCGCCGCATCGTGAGCATCGTCGAGGTCTATGCCTAACTGTGAGGCTACAATCTCCAACTTGTAAGATGTTACCTCTTTATCGGCAGCTAAAGCCAAGCGACCTATAAGAATCGTGTCGATATAGTGAGGTTGGAAGTGTCCGTAGTAGTCCTTTGTTCCCGCAAAGGTCTTCTCAAACTCTTCCATAAGCCCTGTGTAGTTCATCATCTGCTGCAAAAAGCCGATATCGAACTGAATGTTCTGCCCGATAAGAAAGGGCTTGCACTGCTTGCCAACAGATGCGGTATTACGCTTGGCAAAGGCGATAATATCGTTTGCTACTTTGATAATATCTACTCCTTGCTGTTTGAGCATATCCATCGTTATTGCCGAGTAGTCCAGTGCCTTTTTCTCGTAGAGCATAAGAGTATTATCCTCACGGGCAATTTCACTACGGGTGCGGAGTATCTTTTTAGTGGGCAATCCTGACGATTGTTTGTTGTAAGGAAGGATGTAAGCCTGATACTGGTCAGTCACCTGCCAGGTGTCGAGCCTTACTGCCTGTACTGCTATCTGGGTGCAGGCACAAGTCTGTGGATCGAGACCTCCTGTCTCAAAGTCAAGACCAATGCCTACATATACTTTGGGGTCTGTCTTTGGTGCCATATTACTGAATGAATAAAAGTGAGTTACGATATGATTGCAGGATGTTAGATGCTGTGTAGTCGCTGTAACGAATAACTGCTGTAAGGATGATTATCTTGCCCTTGATATGTTGCAGTTCCTCCTTGTGGGCACGATAGAACTCATCCCAGAGCGTGCACTCTGCAGTCTGATTGTTCTGCGACAGCATCAGCTTCGCAAATCGCTTGCGTTGCCCGGTCTCCCTATCAGTATAACTATGCTCCGAATACTCTGACACAGTAGCACACACAGCCGCCTTGCGACCATCGTTCTCATCTCGCATAACATCGGAAAGAGAAATGTAGGCGGCCTTACCCTTGACCTTCGCTCTATCGGGTGAATTGGAGAAGATACGACGGTAGTCAATCGAGCCTATGCCAGAAACGGCAATCTGCTGTTGCGACCAGAAGTAGTGCTTATCTCGTAACTCTTCTGGAGCATCACTCTCACGCAGATTGAAACCCAATTTCAAAGCGGCTCGTTTGAGTATGGCATAGCGTTCCGTTACCGCCTGTACATTCTCTATCTTGTCAAAGCAACCTGCCAGGATCATATTCTTCAGGTGTCGGGTATTTACAGGCACACGACCATTATCGACCATCGGGTTTACCTCGTCCCAGTGTTTGAGGTCTTTGCTTCGTAGTTTATGGCGGAAGACACGCTCAATAAAGTCCTCGATGCTTGTAAATCTGCCTCTTGCACGCACCGTTACGATATATGCGGCTGCCTTCGTTCCTAGGAATTTGATGCGGTTAAGCGACCAATAAATCTCATTCGCCTTGTAGTCTGTGAAGAACTCCACCGTAGAGTGATTGATATCGGGCGGCACAATCTTCGCCACCGAGCATCGCTCCATCTCCGACATCAGTGCCGGCATCTCCTTATCATCTGCCCACTGCAACGCCACCGTGTAGAATGCTGTCGGATAGTTCGCTTTGAGCCACGCACCGCAGAATGCCGTAAGGGCATATGCAGCGGCGTGAGAGCGGTTGAAGGAGTATTTACCTGCAGTCTCTATCTTGCCCCATATCTCCTCAGCTTCGTAAGGCGGACAACCGTTCTTAATTGCACCTGCGATGAAGTCGTTTTTGAGTGAGGCCATAAGGTCGGCTTTCTTTTTACCGATAGCCTTACGCAGGTAGTCGGTCTTGCCGAGATCAAAGCCTCCGAGCGTATGAGCCACCGACATAAACTGCTCCTGATAGACCATAATGCCGTAGGTATTCTTCGTTGCCTCATAGCAACCGAAGTTATAGACCGGGGCTACATCGCCTCGGCGGTAACGGACATAGTCATCGGTTGCCCCGATGTCGAGTGTCGCAGGGCGGAAGAGAGCATTTATGGCAATCAGATCCTCGATGCAGTTGGGCTGCACATCCTGAATAAAGCGTGTGATGCCAGGCGAAGAGAACTGAAAGACATTCTGCGTATTGCCCTCGGAGAGTATCCGATAGGTCTTCTCATCGTCAAGCATCTCGCTTGTTATCTTCTCTATGGTCAGTTGCTGGTTGTAATGCTCATTTACGAGGTTTATGGTGGCACTGAGTTTTGCCAACTCCTTTGTTGCCAGCACATCCTCTTTAAGCAATCCAATCTCATCGACAGAGTATCCATCAAACTCCGATACCAACGCTCCGTCCATCTTGCGTATGGGCAAAAAGTCAAAACAATCAGCCTCCTTGCCATCACGCTTTTCGGGGGTGACGATAATTGCCGAGGCGTGCACAGATGCTGCCTTTGGCTGACCGAGCAACACTCGTACATCTTCAATCACTTCGGGATAGGTCTGTATAAAGTCGTAGACCTTGCGATTGGTAACGGCTATCTTGAAAAGTTCCGTCCAGTCGGCACCATCATCGAGCATCGCCGTTATATAGTTTACCGTACCGTGCGGTACACGGTGTACTCGCGCCACATCTTTAAGAGCCGCTTTGAGTTTTAGCGTAGTAAATGTTCCTGCCGAGAATACTCGCTGGCGGCCACCGACATTGTATCGCTGCTCGAGATACTCCTTCATCTCTTGACGGCGGTCCGAGGCATAATCAACATCGATATCCGAGTTACGGGAGGGCGGAATGTCCGCCCTCCACAAGTCCCTTTCCCACGAAGGAGTCGATAACTATAATCTGACCCTTCGCTTTTTTAAGTTTTACACTAGTTACTTTCATCTTTATACTTTTTGTTGTGCACTATATCACATATTGTCTGTTTGCAGACGCCAAATCTTTGGGCTAATTCTACTTGCATAATCCCCGAACGATGTAATTCTCGTATATACCGAGCCTGCTCATTAGTCAATTTAGCATTGGAACTATTTTCTCCACTGTCGTTTCGCAGTCTTGCATCTATAGAGTGCCTTATATTTTCTTGGCGGGAACACATTTCCAAATTGTCTACTCGATTGTTATGCTTGTTACCATCAATGTGATTAACTTCTTTTGACGCATCCCACTCAGGCAAGAAATGTTCGGCAACGATTCTATGTACCATTCGTTTAATACACTTCCCGTTTCCTGATAGCGAAACCATGTAATATGGTGAAGTTTTACCTTCCCAAGGCTTGATTAGTTGTCCTTTTCGTAAGTACTCACTAGACGCATTGTGTACAATTCTATCCACGCTTCTTATGTGCCCATAAGAACTGACTTGATAGCATCCGATAAAGCCTCGTATATCCTTCCAGATCTCTTCCATAGGCTTTATCTGAAATACTTTTTATGTCGCACAATGCAGCTCACGGTCTGGTGTGATACACCATACTCAATCGCCAATTCCAACTGCGTTACGCCACCAGCGTAGTAGCGTTCGCGTATTCGTTCTGCCTGTGCGTTGGTTAGTTTTGCATTACGACTCTTCTCGCCATAGTCGTTTTTGAGGTCATTGGCTATGGCGTGCTCCATATTGCGCTGGTGAGTACACATCTCAAGGTTCTCCACAGCATTATTGTAGCGATTGCCGTCGATATGGTTAACCTCCAATTCGGGGTCCCAATCATCGAGGAAATGTGCTGCCACAATACGGTGCACGGAGAACTTCTCCCCGTTGCCATTCTTGTATAATCTCACGCAATCATAGAGCGAGGTCTTGCCACACCAATGCGTTAGTATGCGCTCGGGCTGCGTGCGTGTAATGCCGCCCGAAGTAACCTCCCTTTCAAGGCTCTTGATACGACCTTTGTTACTGACTTGATAACACCCTTCATAGTTTTCAATGTCCACCCAGATCTCCTGGGTTGTGCTCATCTGTTATTCGCTTTAATGCGGTTTGAAATATGTCTCTCCGAATCTCGACTCCGATAAATCGGCGTCCTGTATTTCGACAGGCAATGGCGGTACTGCCACTGCCCATAGCGAAGTCAATCACCAAATCGCCCTCGTTGGTGTAGGTGCGGATTAGGTACTCAAGCAGTGCCACAGGCTTCTGCGCTGCGTGCAGGCACGATGTCTGCTTATCGGTTTTGAACTTTATGACACTGCGCGGAAAGCGTTCTGTGGAGATGTAGTCCCGATAGTTGTCGTGCTTATGATATATCTCTCCGGCGTTACACTTACGCTGGTGTGCTGCCATAACCACCTTTCGCTTATGGCCATCGGTCTTTATGGGGTTGTATGTTGGTAGTCTGTCGTAGAATACGAGTATATCTTCGTGTGCCTTCATAGGCATACGCTTAGCATTGAGAAAGCCCGTGGGCTGTGTCTTCTCCCATACCCACGAGTAGCGTAGTTGCTTGAGGTTTGAGGCTCCAAGCACGCTGGTAAATGGTTGCTGACAAAAGAGCAGAATGGGTGTCGATGGCATCGTAACGCCACGAAGCACCTGCCACATCTTCGTTATATCTATGGGCGAATCCCAACGGCAGTGAGTAGTGCCATAAGGCGGATCTGTGAGTATCATATCTGCCTTGATACCTTGTTCAGCAAGCATAGGAAGCACATCGAGGGCATCGCCTTGGTAGAGGTCGCAGCCGTTATATGGGCTCAGATGAATGTAGTTGTTCATTGGCTATCTCCTTTAAGTTCCACAAGCAATCTCGGCGGTCTAATATGATTTCATCGCCACAACTCAATTTATCGGCTGTAATAGTCATCTCCTTGCCGTCACGCGCAATGCGCAGTTTGGCTTCGGGATGCAGCATATATATCGTATTTTCAATCTCAACCTCTATGTACTCCACACCTCGCTGTATGGGTATATCCGGAGCAAGAACAGTCAGTTTATCCTTCCAACTTAGTCCACATCGTTCCGGGACAAGAAAGCGGGAGAAGATTAGGTCGTACTTTATCGGGTCGATAGAGGTAATCCCCAATAGGTACGATACAAGCGAGCCACCTGCCGAGCCACGACCAATGCCCGTTGCAATACCACGACGCTTTGCCTCACGCACCATATCCCACTGCACAAGGAAGTAATCCACATTGTCGGTAGATTCGATGATATATACCTCATCATCTAATCGTTCTCGATAGATTTGGTGCTTCGTCTCCGGAATCTTCTCCGCGAGCCCCTCACCGAGCAGACGAAGAAACATCGTGCGTCTATCGCCATAGCGTTCTTGCTCCTCAGGGCGCATCATATATTCGGGCATAAACATCTTACCTGTCTCAAAGGTGGCATCGGCACGCTCCGCAATCTCAACCGTATGTCGGCACATCCTCTCGAAGAGTCTGTCAAAGTCCCACTTATCAGAGAATAGAGGTTGCAGAGTGTTGTAATGCTCATCTACACTCTTGAAGTATTGCTCATCGCTCTGCTCGTGGGCTGCACCCGTAGCAATCTTATTAAGCACAATCTTCGACTTAGCATCATCACGGTCTATGTAATAGCTATCTGCTATAAGAATAGGCTCTACGCTGAACGAATCGTTTACTGTATCGTAACAATTCTCAAAGTAATGTTTCAATGCGGCTAACTTCTCACGGTCTATGCGGTCTGCCTTATACTCGTTGCCATCTACCTGATAGTAGACTGCATCGAACCGCTCCTTCAGTCGTTCAACATGGCGAGGATTCTCCGTCATCCAGTATGCCGAGCGAGTGGCGAAGACTATGGCACACCCCTCTGCATAGAGAAATAGTCTCGAGTACTCGATGACACTATCCTCGGAGTTTACCATTACCTCTCGTTGGATATTGAGTAGGTTATGCAGTCCTTTGTTGCTGAGAGCGTATATCTTTATCTCGACTTTTGTTTCGTTATGCAGCATTGTAAGAGTATAGCCAAACACGGGTTTAAGCCCCACCTTCGCACACTCCTTTTGCAGGTTGAGCGTGGCGGCCATTGTATTGCGGTCACAAATGCCCACGGCTGTATGCCCAAGCCACTTTGCTTTGCGACATAGCCCATCTATTGAGCCTGATGCGTTAAGCAATTCAAAAGGCGTATGCACGCCGAGATTAACAAACGGGATATTATACTTCGAGGGTTTCGGCTTGCCTATATGCTTTAAGATATTGAAGCGAAACTCTTCTCGTAGGTCGTAGTAATACCAGTTGTAACCAAAGGGAAAAGCGACATAGAATATTCCCTCGTCCTGCAAATCCTGTGGGTTTTCCATAAGGTTGAACCTCACATCACCATCTTTGCTCTTGAAGATGGATTCCACACCCGACAGATCCGCAAGAAACATCTTGCCGAAGTCGGTAATTTCCACGACCTCATTGTCGATGGTAATATAGTCTATGTTTTGGGCATCGAGCCACTCGTATAGTTCTTGCATCATAACTCTTGAACCTTTCGTAATTTGAAGTTTGAGGGAGATTGAAGGCGTTGAACAAAGATTTCGAATATCTCCTCCACGCTCATCTCGTCCCAATCCTTATGGGCATCTGCGATGTTGGCCACAAAGACAGTGAAGTACTTGGCGAGTCTGCTGGCGACCTTCTTTACAGGCTCAACAGCATCTCCATCATAGCCGACAATCACCGTCTGAACTCGCTTGCATTGGAGTTTATAGACCTGGACATCGGAGATTTTCTTTCCGAAGGTTGCTACAACAGCCACTCTGGGATTGTCGTATAGCTCCATCTTGCGGGTCAGGGCTATAACATCAAAGATGCCCTCCACGAGGATAACCGTATCGGTCTCACCCTCGTGAATAGCATCATAGTTATATAGTAGTTTGGAGAAGTCGTTATTGACAGAGTTGCGGTAGCGCAGTATCTTGAAGCCGCCATTGTACTTGACCTTGCGGTTATGGGCGTCGATATCGCTCTTTGACCAGGTGTGACGGCCCACGAAGCCCACATTTTCCCCGTTGTCAATGATGGGAAATATCACATAATCCTCAAACCGAGGATTGAGGCGATTGGTTACGCCCACAGGAAAATAGTCGTAGTCATCATAGGTAAAACCTCGCTCTTTGAGATATGGGTGGCTGAATATGCGCTTGTAGAAATCCGGTAACTCGGTTATGGTCAACATATCGTCAATCTCTTCCGGCTCCACACCCAAAACAAATTGCAATGGAGCGGTGATATCTGCCGTAGGAGTAACCATCAGATCCATACGACCTATGGCTTCCAAGAGTTGTCCGAGGGTGCGCGTAGATTTACCGCACGAGAAACAGTGCGCCATAAATGGCTCGCGGCGAGCAGTCTCCGGACCAATGTAGATGCCGAACTTACCTCCCGACTTGCCACAAAAGGGGCAACGCGGCACGATAAGGTTCTTACCCGTACCGTCACGCTTTGCTCCCGTCTCGCGTGCTATCTCCTGCACCAAATGCTGATATTCCTTCGCTGATAAATCCATATACTTAGGAATAGCTGTAGTGAAGGAGCTAAAGTTTATAAAGTGAGCAAAAAATTATTCTTGCGATAAAGTAGAGGTTCTCTGATTATCGTAGAATATTTCATTATCGTAGTCAGTTGCGATTCTAATAGTAGCTCCCTTCTTGAAGAAGCGGCTCTTGGCGATATGCAGACGCATAATGTTTTCCTGTCGCTCGGCAGATGATTGGTTCAAGGATATAAGGTGAGTACAAGGGCGAGCTAGGCCCTTTGCCTCCGCACAATTGTACTCCGTTAGAACATTGTGTTCATCATTCAGCCACTCCCTATCTTCAATCGTTGATTGGTAGGTAACAACCATCCATACATTCTCATCTGCGGCAAGGTCTTTCAAGTCATTAGCAACGGTAATACGCTTGGATCTTTCGTGCTCCGCTCCCCAATTACGGCGCGTAGCATCGGTGAGCAAATCCATAGAGTCAATAATTACAATGTCAGGGTTATGACCTTCCAGCTTGCGATACTCTGTTATACCATTCTTTATATCGAGGGTTGAGACTTGAGCATTGAATCGTGGGTAACTGCGTACTAAAATACTACCGTGGTACGAATCAATTTGCTTTTTGAACTCTGCTATCTGTACCTCGTCGAATATGCCTTTTTCAAAGTAGTAAGCACTCTTTGATACAAGTCCACCGGAATATGCGTTCAAGGCTTCTTCTTCCGAGCCTTCCAACTGAAAGTGGAGCACATTGAGTCTATCATCAATATTAGCTCTCACTCCTATCCACTTTGCAATATGCGATTTACCGACACCTGTTGATGCAAGAAAACACGAAAGTTGGCCACGGAGATTTCGTCCGTTGTTCAGGTCATCCAGAAAAGGAATATAGAAACGACATACTTGTGCGGCCCCTGACTGTGCTTCGGCAAGTTCTCTGCGTTTATTTGCCTCGTAACGCTCCATAAAGGTTTTGGCAACATCTACGAAAGACGAGCCCTTCAAGGTAAATCCAGCTACCCATTCAGCATACTCTCGAAGCACTTTTTCTGCGGCGTTCTGCTGTTGGTCATTGTATAGTTTACCAACTTCTGCATACACCTTTTGGAGTCTAACAGCCTTGATGTAAGACTCTAGCATATCAATAATAACCTCGGGATTCTGACCCTCATCATAGTCTTGTATGGTATTGATACACTCTGTAGCATCATCATCTTCGGTAAACTTTTGCAATAATACTCCATATGTAGGGGCCTCGTTATATGCAAGATAATGTGCTCGTATCGCAGCATGAACACTTTGAAAGGTTGTATCAGGAAGATACTCCTTACGCATATGTTGCGAAACGATATTACAGATATGCTCCTGCTTCAATGCCGTTGCATAAAGCTCGTAGAGGAAATCTATGCTTAATGTTTTTGTAGTGTTACTCATTGAGAAGGTGTTTATTCCAGGCCTCTATACGCAACCTGTACAATTCGTGTAAAACATGCTCTGTTCGCTCTCTGCATAGCGATGCTTTAGTACATTTCTGGCAAGTGGGAGAAAACGGTGTCCACATCTGGGTTGATGCACCGCAAATGATATATCCGTAATCAGATGAGTGCCACTTTCGCTTTGTTACTTCCTCATACTGAGGGTATATGTATCGTTCCAAAGGGTGATGACTGCGATCTCGGATTAAGGATACTAAGGACTCCTTGCTCAATTTATGTCGAGCAAGCCATTGCGTGTCACTATATCGGTGGCTCTTATTATATTGCCTATAGCGACATTGAGCCTTTACCCCAAATGAGTGTGTTATATTCCACCTATCACGGTAAGAGTCACGATATCTACTTATGGCACTTACTTGACAAATGCAAAAGTCTACAAGTCTATCATAGCCAATCCTGTACTCTTTGGAAAGAGCATCATAGCACTCACCTAAGACACGGGCAACTTGACCGCCTTTGGGAAACTTAAAGTTATCCCATACAGTCACATTAGCTAATCTTGTGAACACCCTTGCGCACCCTTCAATCCACTCTTTTTTCTCCATCTCTTGTAAGTAATTTTCTAAGTTGTGCCTTTGCCAAAAACAATCGACTCTTTACCGTTTCGACATTCTTTGTTTGGAGTGTTCCATTCTGGTAGGTAATCTCCATTATCTCGCTGATCTTGTAGCCTGCTTGTTGCAGCAGGAACGCCTCACGGTATATAGGTTTTATCTGATCCAGTGCCCATAGAATTTCGTCACTGTAATAGTCCTTATAGTTATTCATACACATACAGTTCGCCGAAGGGTTACACTCATCCAACAATGTGGAGCGCAACTCTTTTACATCGACACTATCGTCTGGCGGAGTACGGGTTTTATTACGCTTATTGAGGTCAGCTACAAGGCGTTTCGTCACTGCATATATCCAAGTTTTCACCGGTCTTGCAGGGTCGTAGCTGTCCATATACTTGTAGAAGTTCACTAATGCCTCGACATAGTTGTCTTCTATATCTTCCTGATTGTATGTGTACTTGATACAGATGCTGTACACCAGATTTTTATGTGGCATCACATACTTTTGCAGTAGTTGAGCGCGTCTTTTGGCGGTCTCATCATCAGGGATTGCCGCCGTTTTTTTTAACACATCTTTCTTGTCCACTCTTCTAACTGAAAAGGGGTTCAACTCAATCTGAAATGTCCTAATCTGTCAGCTTCGAAGAGCGTCAATTAAAATAGTGGGCGGCTTGTCACCGCCCGAATCTATGCGGTCATTTTATAATCTGTATTTGCGTATGTAATAAAAGAATAGGTGGCAAGCATCTGCAGCGTTGTCGTCCGTAGGTACATAACCATACTTTTTGCAGGTTTCTACCATCTTGGACTTTGTCGCGTGCCCATCGCCTGTTGCCCACTTCTTGAGTGCGGCAGGGTTCACAAACTCTGGCTCGGGCAGGTTCAGTTCATCGCAGACCTCCAATAGCACACCTCGCAACTCCGACAATCGTCTGAGGTCGTAGAAGTGGCGGTTGATGCTCACATCCTCGGCTACAATCTGCTTAATGTCGTACTTACGAATAAAGTCGATAAGCAGCGTGCGGAACGAGCCGTGCATCTTGTTGTCGTTGCGCCGTCGGCTCTCGGTGAGATTCCAAGTCCCAGCCCCGTGCTTCGAGAAGTAGCCACAGTGTGTTGCCACATCTAAGGCGAGGATGTCGTCGTGCTTCAGGGCCTTATTCTCCGATGCGTGATTCTCCATTCTCCTTCGTTATTACAAGTTTGTGAGGATAACCTTCGGCTACATTGCCGTGCGAAACTACGAGGACGGTGCCGCCCAAAGCATTCAGAGCATCGAACATCGATGATAGTCCTGCTTCATCTACTGCTTCGAGTATCTCGTCAAGCACCAAAAGGTCCAGTCCCTTCTCATCATCGCAGTTGGCATTGACAAGCTTCTGCATCGCCAGGATTGTTGCAAGGTTCACTCGTGCCGCCTCGCCTGCCGAGAACTTTCCGAATGAGCCACAGTCCACGCCATCACGCAATAGTGAGATAGAGATTTTCTCTCTTACCTTACCGCTTTTGAGCACCGTGTAGCCATCAAAGCGAATACGGATATCGCTGCCGATGCCTATCAGGAACTCGTTTGTAATACGGCTGAGAGCCTCAATCTTGGTGTTGGCAAGGTAGGTCTTGAACTGCACAAAACGCTCTCGCTGCACCTCCAAGGCGCGTACCTTGTCATCAACCTCAAACTTACGCTTGGCAGTCTCCATAGAGCGTTGCTTCTCCTGCTCCAATGTTTTGCGTAGCGATAGTGTAAGGTCCTCGGCAGCCATCTCGTTTACCTCTCGGATTGTCTCCTGCAAGGTCTCTATAGCACACTCGGCAGAGCGAATATCCTCTACGATCTTGCGACGCTCACGGCTAAGTGCTGCATTGCGCTCATCAATGTTTCCGAAGAACTCGTCAAAGGCTTTTCGGCGTATGCTGTCTATCTCGTCCTGCATCGCTGCAACCTCTGCCTTGGTGCGTCTGCGGTTGTGCTCCGCACGCTCCACCTCGCTTGTAGCACTGCATACTGCTCGCTCGTGATCCGAGAGTTCCTGCTCCCATCGTGAACGGTCGCTATCCAATGTGCGACGCTCGCTGTTGAGTTTGCTCTGCTGCATCTCTGCCTCTTCCGAAGAGTTCTGCTCGGCTTCGATATTGCCGTTAAGCTCTGATAACTGCTGTTGGCGTAGGCGGAATTCCTTGGTTCCTGCCTCGATGTCGAAGTTAGGTTGTGCCACCAAGAACTCGTGGCCACACTTCGGGCAGGTGATAGAGCCCGCCAACTTATTTGAGAGTTCGTCAATGCCCGCAGAGATTACTCGGCGTTTACGGCGCAACTCTTCAAGGCGTGAAGCGAGGCTGCGGAGCGTCTTGTCAATCTCCTGAAGGCGGGTGCTGTACTCCTCGCACTTGTCACCATAGTGCGTAACAAAGTCTGTGTATTGAACCTTAAACTTCTCAAAGGCATCGTATTTCTCCTTCAATACCGCCTCGGCATGGTTTACCGAAGCATCGAGGTTTTCAAGCGAAGACTGAGCAAGCAATAAATCCTCCTTCTTGAGTTTGAGCGTGTGATTCCAGTCTGTTCGGCGAGCATCAGGCAACAGTGTCATTACAGCGTCGATAGCCTTCAAACACTCCTCCAATGAGGTGTCCGATGACTCCAATGCCTGCAACTCTTTGTCTGCCTTATCCACCTCTGCGATAGTTGCATCTATACCGGTCAGAGTCTCCTTGTGGGTGCGGATATACTCACGCTTTGAGGCAATTGCCTCCTCTAACTCGGCGATGCGTGTCTCACGGTTGCGGCCACGCTCTTCACCTGCTGCAACCTCCTTTGCTATCTGCTCCTGCAACATCTCGATACGACCATCGATGCCGGCCAATTCGAGGTCTATCTTCTGCTGCTCACTGCTGAGCGGCTCGATATCCTCCTCGACACGAGCGATAGCCTCATCTACCAAGATGCCGTTGGAGAAGCGGTTGATAATCTCCTTCTTCTCCTTATCCGACGAGGACAAGAAATCCTCGTAGCGATATTTAGAGAGGATAAAGTTGTTGAGCAGTTCTTCGCGTGTGATGCCCAACTTCTCCAAGATATACTTGTTGTAGGCATCCACAGAGTGCTGTACAGCCTCGTCAGTCGTTACGAGTTCACCACCTCGATAGAGTTTGCAGGCGACTATCGATGCTCCCTTGCGAGGTATCGAGCGAGCAATGATTAGTTCCTCATTCGATGCGTCATTTGCAAGGTGCAGAATAATGCGACACTGCTCGGCGGTATCGTTGATAATCTCCTCGGTGCGTATCTTACGCAGTGGGCTACCTGTGAGTCCCACGGCTATACACTCCAAGAGAGCCGACTTCCCGGCACCGTTCGATTGCTGGGAGTCGTTGTCCTTATTGTTGCCAAATATCAGTGTTGTTACTCCCTGTTGCAGCGTATATACCAGCGAGCGGAAGGCACACAGATTTTCGGCCTCTATACTCTTTAATTTCCACATTGTCCTTCGATTTTAGATAAATACTCCAATCCGATTGCTACATCGTCAATCTGTTTCTCGCGGCAGAACTCCTCGTATGTCTCTCGGATGCGGTGGTTGTCGAACTTCTCAAAGAGCGAAGAGGCTGCAACCTCCAACATCTCCTCATCATCGGCGATAAGTTCAACCTTTGTGGCTCCTGCATCAAGCAGAGCAGCCTTATCCACCGACTTCATAGCAGCCTGCGGGGCGTGAACACGCACCTTGACTTTGTAGCGACCATCAGCATCAATCTCTCTGAGTTCGTCCATAAGGTGAAGACCGGCACGCTCTGCCGAGACATCAATCACTCGATAGCGGGTGTTCGCCTGGTTCTTGATAAACTC